ACTTACACGACTCAGTATCTTCAAAGATCTCCATATCTACCATGTCATTGATAACATAGGCATCCTTCATGTCACCGTCAGTCGCATACAATGTGTGAGGTGCGATGACAATGTTCTGATCAATTATTTCATCAAAGACGTAAGTAATCGTATTGGGGCAAAAAGTATCATCACCACCAAACCCAATAAAATCACCTTGAACAATCCCGTCGAAATCAGGAAGACAATCAAAGCAATGGTGTAATATATCAGCAACATTGCCAACATGATTGGAATCAATGTCAGAATGTGTTTCGTTAATCTTGATAAGTTTCTTGTTAAAGACCGATTTTGTACCAACAAAGAATCGACCTGTCTGCGGATTCGTACCCCATACAATCGCAGGAGCACCATCAATCTTCGCAGAGATTTCACCATCAGAAAGGAACCAATCAAGGACAGAAAGATCACCAGTCAGAATGGAATCTTCAGGGTGCTCAAGGTGTGTGTTTTTCATACTGTTAGTATGGCACGAAACAAGGGACAATTCAAGCGATGGTGGACGGTTTGACCAACTGTCACATGAACGCTTCCAGTCCTTGAGGTTCTCCAAAACTGTAATCATACTCTAGTGCATTTGCACAAACATAATGCGAATGATCGATACTTACACCCAATCTTTTACACATTTCAGCATGATTGTCCTCCATAAGTTCAACCGCATATAGCATATTGTCATTGATATATTGTAAAGAGTGATATTTCAATAATTCTGTCTGCAATGCTAGTAGAAAGTTTCCTGACCCTGCCGAGTTGTCAAGAAAAGTGCTTTTATCATTTTGTAGGATAGATTCAGGGATCTCTGATACCATCTCAACACACAATTCCATCGGAGTGAATACTTCACCCGTTTGATCAATTCTTTCATTAGATCTTTCAATTTCTGATCCTACTATTGTATTGTGTTCATTCTTAGTCATTGGGAGAGTTGAGATTGAATGTAGAAGAGTTTCTCAGCAGTCAGAACTTCTTCAATGGGAGCATTAGGGAAACGAGAGAGAATTGCAGTGGACATTCTACCACCAACTTTAGTTTGTTCAATGATCCAACGATAGACAGGATTATCGAGAACTTTTTTAGCCCTCATCGCATCTTCTTCGTTATCAAAGTATTGAACGTCGCAACTTTGATCACAAACAATCTCATCAGAGATCATGATTTCACACTTGAAAGGTGAACTCATATGAGGAATCATCATCTTCCAAGTACCATTAGTGATCCACTTTACCTTACCATACTTCAACTTACCATTAGAATTGATGGGGTAAATGTAATCATCTGTTTGTGTCTTGCTAAAGTCTCTGGCGACCTTATCTGCGTCCTGTTTAGTATATCCATCTTTCTGAAGGATGCGGGAGACTGCACGAGGATCAGCAGTGTTCTTAACAGAAATGTCAAACTTTTCACCATCATAGTTAATGAGAGTCTGAATGATTTCCTGAACCTGAGGATCATTGTAGATCTTCAAAGTTTCGTCAGTGTTGACACTTCTATCGCCATTGATAATGCAAGTGTTACCTTTGGTCACTGAATTATGTGCTGTCCAACGACAAATTTTTGTGCTAACTTTAGAAAAAAATTGATTTACATCAGTAACCACGTTCTTTAGATCAAGTTTACGTTCACTAGAAAGAAATAGTTTGGTGAAAATATCACCACCATTCAAAATGTTGGTTGGTGTAATAAATTTCATAGTACCATTTTCCTTCAACAGAGTGATACTCTTCTGTGTAATCTTCCACCAAAGAGCACCCGTTCCAGAACCAGATAATTCACCATTACCATCATTAGATTGAAAAGGTGGATTAGCAATAACTACGTCAAATTTCATATTTTCCAACTCAATAAACAACTCAAAAAAATCATCTAGACTTATACAAGTATAACCTTTTTTTCTATACCAGTCACTATAACCATTTAGACAAGCAACAACAACAACTTCACCGGATATTTTGGAGAGATCATCACGAACCCCTAAACCTGGTTCTTTAGCAATGTAAAGTGTCTTCATGGTTTAATCGTTGATTCTGATATTTTAGACGATACAGAACCCTCTGTGGGTGTTCTGTATGCCACTTTATCCATTGTCACAAATCAAACATATTGACAGCGTGATCAGCACTGCTAAATGCAAAGTTGTCCATAGAATCAAATTGTTCTGTCTTAATGATAATCATATCCATGGTTTGAGTAGGCAAATACTTGTAAAGGTCGTTGTAAACTACTTCAGCATCTACACCCACAAGATTCACATATTCTGCGTTTTTAGCAGGATTCATTGCAATGTCTGCTAGACAATCCTTGAACTTAGTTTCATTGGGAGCAAGATAGTAAGTGTTAGCAGTGCAATCAACAATTGCACAAACTTTCTTAAGCAAGTCACGCATTGCTTTTTTCTCATCATCAACCTTACGTTCTTGCTTATCTTCCTTAGGTTGCCAGGTCATTGCCTTCTTAATTGCACCTTTCCATTCCTTAGATGTGTTAGGATTAGATGCAACACCTTCAAGAAGTTCTAGCAGATCAATGTCAGATAGGAGACCATCAATGTCAATGGTTGCCTTAGCAATGTTGTTCAGATTCTCAACTGATGTAACATACTGCAGATAATCACCTTCAGTCCATTGAATCATATACCCTTCAGAATCCTTCTTGAAGAAGTCTGCCAGACCATAAACACGACGAACAGCACTCTGAGAGTCGCTAGGATCTTGTGCAATAGCAGACGAAATCAGGTCGTTCTCAAACTCACTGGTGCGCTCAACATTGAATCCAAAGTTAACAATCAGACCGTGTGTTTTACCACAACCAGGTGTAAGACAGCGCGATGCTTGTTGAACAGCAGGACCCACACCTCCACCGTCTTTACAGTTAATCACTGCAACAATGTTAGGCACAGAGAATGAACGAGCACCCATAGAACAAGAGACAATAACAGTTCTCTCTTTACCATTATTCTTAATGGCGTCCATAACAGCATCTTCTGCAGTCCTGTTAGTGTAGTCATCTCCATGGAGTGCAATCCAGTTATAATGTGGAGCAATTGCCATGCCCATCTTAACAATATTGTTCACATCTTCCTTTTTACCAGGAGTGAACATCATTACGGCAGGGTGTTCAATTGGTTCATACCTTGTGTTATACATGCCGAACACATCTGCACCAAACAATTCATCAAACAACAGAATTTGAATCATTCTACGTTGAAGGTGTGAGTTGCGCTTAGCAAGAATCTTTGGCATATTAGGACGCCTCTCATCAGTCAAAGCATTAAGTTCGTCCTTAAGTTCTGTTTCTATGCCAAGATTAAGCACACCAATATCAACAATATCACTGAGAGTATCCATCCATTTCTGTGGATCATCAGAGCAGAATCCACCAGGTTGGAATAGGTAACCCTCGCCACGCTTTGCTTCAACCAAGTCAAGATATGCTACCGTAATAGGTGCTTCAATCTTTCCCTTAGTTCCAATCAATGCACGGTCAATATTGGTGCCAGTAGCAACACAAACAAGGTTGATACCAGGTTCAATAAACTGGGCAGCAGTTTCTCTTTTACCATCTCTCCATGCACCATAATCTGCCTCATCAATGTAAACTAGTTTCTTGTATAAACAAAGAGCAGCAACTAACCTAGGATCAATGTCTGCTGCATCTTTGTGCAAAGATACATCAATCAATACCCGTCCACCCTTATCAATTGCTGCCTTAAATGCGTCGTAGTCAGGTTTAACAACTGTGATATCAGCAGCAATATCAAACCTGGCATTGACAGTCTTAACAAATGATTCATTTGCTGCTAACCAGTGTGCAGCAACTACCATAACTTCAAGACCAGAATCCTTGAACAAGGATAATGCTTGAAGAGTCTTACCAAAACGTGCAGCAAGATTCAGCGGTTGAATGATAGTTTGTTCACCATCCCAACGCTTAAGAATCTCTGCATTTACCCATGCTTGGTGTGGACGTGGGGTAAAGTATTTCTTGACAGTAACAGCATCAGACTCCCACAGTTTAAGTTCTGTTTCTGCCTGTTCTACAGTAATATAAAACCACTCACGATTCTGACGGGTTCTCAAATAACCCTTATCTTCTAGGTTGATGTGAAAGTCTGTATCTTCAGAAGTATCCTTAACAATAAAACTACCTTTAATATCTAACTCTTGAGCACAAGATGTGCCATCCTGTTGCTTAACACGTTGTGTTGTTGTTTCTTGTGTAGTCTGACCAATCTTAAGCATAGGGGTGCGACCCAATGCAATCTGATCCTCATAACGTGCAGGATCAGAATAGAAATAGAACTTTTTGTCCATGGGTCTCCTGTCAACTCCTTAAGAATACACCACCACACAGGCGATTGCACCAACCTTGTGCAGGTTGTTCAACTGGCACACTACCGACGAATCTCACTGATAGCGGGTTGACCTTGATTGAACACAACATCAACAACTGCCTGAACTTTCTTAGCAGTGCCAATACCCACACTGTCATAAGTTGGGATGCAAACTAAACCAAAGGTCTTAGACTTGTCACCCAATCTAATCACACGACCAATCGACTGACTGATGCCAATGTAGTCCATGTTACGCATGAAGATAACAGCCTCAAGTCCGCTGACGTTGATACCCTCACTGAGAATACTGTGATGGATAACAACAAACTTTTTCTCAGGATCTTTGCCCCAAGCATTCAGAGTGTCAAAGAACTTCTCGCGGTCAACCTTCTTGCCATCGATGATTGCACCAGTCTTCGATGTAATCGTCATCCACGAATAACCACGCTGATACAACTCAGCACAGAAGTCAGAGTGAGTGAGAAGATTGATAATCTGCTTTGTGGTACGAGCACAAATCAAAGTCTTGTCGATGTTGTTGTCATCGATAGTCTCAATCAGATTGTCACAATCATCAGCAAATACAACCTTACGACCTTTAATCATAGGCAATTGCTTGACTACAACTTTAGGAGGAAGAATGTATCCTTGCTTAACAAGTTCAGGTGCAGGAACATTAACAAGAACCTGACCATAAACAGCACCGTCATTCATTCCTGGCTTCGATACTGTAAGACTATGCTTAGGAGTAGCAGTGTAAAAGTAGCAACGATCAGTATCATTAGCAAAGAACTCTGTGGTAGGGAAAAAGTTACGCTGCACACTGTTATGTGCCTCGTCAAAGTAAATAGTATTTACCTCAATATCTGCCTCCATCAAACGATGAAGCGAGTGATATGTGGTAAAGATGATAACATTCTCACCAGCAGTTCTTGCAACACTAGCAAAGATGTGAATCTGATCTGCTTTTGTAGTGCTGAAATGCTGTGTCTCACCACTATGAACGTGCATGATATGAGTGTTGAAAGTATCAACAACCTCAAGAAACTCACTGCACAGTTGCTCTGCCAGCAAAATACGCGGAGCAACAACAACTGTGGTGGTGCCATTCTTGACAACATCATGACGACGCTGAGTATCAACAATCATCGTCAATGTTTTGCCACCACCAGTAGGCACAATAATCTGACCTTTGTTGTATGCAAGCATACGATCAAGGATGCGATCTTGATGGGGGCGAAGGGTGATGGTCAATGCTGTCCTGTCGATGTATATACTATAACGCACAGAGACCCCACTAGGAGACTCTCTGTGCCACTTGTTCAATCGTCTGCGTCGTCTTGTGCTGGTTCTTCTTTTTTGGTTACCTTAGGACCTTTCTGAACTCGGTCAGTTTCATAGAACCACCGAACACGTTCACGACGTGCTTGCAATAGCATGTCATATTGTTCCTGTTGATCTTTAGTGAAGGAGAAATTTTGAGACCTCCAAACTTTTTTAAGATCGTTCAAGTGAGGCAGGACGTTGACAGTAGAAGTGGGGAAGTTCATGTTCAGACAGTAAAATCAGTTTGGGAAAATTCGTCGCATTTGATATTCATTTTTGAGTCATCTTCTTCTAGCTCAGTGACATCAAAGATTTCACCTGACATGTCCTGAATCTCACTCCAAAAATCGTCCATGTGTTGCATTTGTTTGACTCTGTTAATATACACGGGTTTGGTGGTCTGTGGGAGATTAGTGGACAGTAATCGTAGTGTCCACTGCTCCATGGTTTTTCATAACGTGTTTCTCCCAAAATATAGCATCTTCAATTTTTAGGAAGGATGCTTGTTGCTTTGCATAACCCTTTTTCTTGGGTTTCATGTAGTTCACTCGGTAAATCATGCCAGTGTCGAATCACTCCAGAAATAATAAAACAATTAGTCGCCAAGTAAGTAATGAATATAATGCTGCGAAAAATAGCAACAGCATTATCGTATCTCTGTGTTTTTTCATCTGAAAAACTCCCTAGAGTATATTTCCATACTCTCCATATCTTTCTCACGGATCAATATATCTCCCCTCTTGTGATTTATATTGATCTACATCAACTCCTCTTCTATTCTTCACATACTCTAATTGATCCCAGAAGAAACTAGGACAACAAACTAAAATGTGAATTTTCTTGTGTTTATCATTCTTTGTATATTGACACAGTGGTTTATCTTTTACACCAACTTCAATGCTGATAGTTTCATCACATTTGAAATAGACCCACCCCTCATCAATAAAACCAGTAGAACGATTCCATTTTACATAGTCGTCAACTTGTGGGACATATGTCATACAAATGCTGCCTCCAATGGTGTGAGATTGAGTTGCATTGCAGTATAAGGGCGAGTATCAGAAATGTCTACCTTATTTCCGTGCTTGGTGGAGTTAACAGGCGCATGATAGCATCTCTTTGTTCTACTGTAGAAACCCCAGATTGACCGAGGTGGTGTGTTAGTATAAGAGAACATACCATGGTTGAGAATCCAAATAGCAAGCATGTTTTTTCGATGCTCCGTAACTTCATAGGAGAAACCTTTTGGTGGTTCATGAATGAAATCAGGGGGCAGTTCTAGTAGGTTCATCATCAACGAAAATTCCCTCATAGTCTGGATACATTGTAGCAGCAATATACTGTGCGAGTGATTGTGTAGATGCCACTACATAAACCTCCACATTATAGGTGTAAAAATCATCGGGAGTATCTTGCATGGCAAGTTCTACCTCAACTCTCCATATATTTCCACTCTTGAGATGCTGTTCCCAAGAGACTGTCACGTCAGGTTGCATGATGGGCTTTGAGATCTGGGTTGGGTTGTGATGGTTCATACGGAGAACGTGTGCGATTTTTGATAACAATAAAAGCATCTTTATTATATTTCCTGATACCAAATGGTGTTGCCCATTTCTTATTATAGTCCTCACCTTGATGGATACCACTAACAACAGTGCCACCAATCTCTACGACAATATCATCACTCTCCTCCCATCCCAGTTTCTCAATGATGCTGTTAATCTCTTCATTCATGTAGTAAACTCCTCAACAATTTTAGACTCAACATCATCTGCAAGTGCAAACTTACGTGACTTTAGGATGTTATCACGGAGATTGGAATAGTATTGACTATTAAAATCACCATCATCCTCATCAGTAATAAGATCAAAACACTCCTCACCTGTTGCTGCAATTACATTCCAAATGCCCCCATATTCACTAGATGGGAATGGAACATAGTGGTCTACGATGTAGAAAAACTTGGTCATTTTCTCCGATGAGTTACCATGTAATTGTATCATGAACAGAAGAATTCTTCAAGGTAGTAATCAACAGTGACCTCAAGTGCCGCTGCTTCAGATTCAATCATCTCCCAAAACTCTTGGGCAATTTGTTGTGCTTCAAGTTCGTTTTTCATACTGCAAGGTGTCCAGAGGGAATCTCAACGATTTCAGGATCGTTGTCATTAAACTCATTCATATCATAGCATACCCAACCAGCACTGGTAAAGATATAGGAGAACTCTTCACCGTAGGAGAGAAACTTTTCGCGAGTTTCATCATAACGAGGAGGACAATCCTCACCACGCTGTGAATAATACTCGGGACCATACTTCTGACCATCAGTGCGATCTTTGCCCCATACTTTATCAGACCAGCAAGATGACATATCACCACCGTCAATCAACTCAGAGGCAAGATCACGGGAGTTGTAGTGAGTTTTCAACATACGACCCAACCACTCAGGATAACCATCCCAGTGATGATAAACAGACAAAATAGATTCATCTGAGAGTTGGATGCCGATGCGTGAGCGGGTTCCCATGAGTGGTTTTCCTTTGACCCTTTTAATATACAGGAGATCGGAGTGAATGGCATCAAAAGTGGACACTTCAACCACCGTCCACCTGACATCCAGTCATGGCACCACCAACAACACCCAAAGGAATTGACCAGATCCAGTTTTCTTGAGTGGATAAAACACCACCTAACGCTCCACCTAACAATCCTCCTGCGACTGTACCTTCGATACAGGAATTGTCATCATAACGACCCACGTTGGGATATTGTTCTTCATATCTAGGATTAGGAGCATAGTTAGGAACATATCTTCTACCTCTACAAGGAATGCGAACTTTTTGTCTCCTGGTACTCACATAACCAGGAAACTTTGATGTTCCAGGAACATACTCTTCACTATATTCTGTGCGATAGCACTTCTCTTCCTCTGCCCACCCTGATTGATAACTTCTACTCCTTTCCCTAAAGACAGGGCCGCCTGCGATGGCAGGAGCAGATGTAGCACCAATTAGTAATAGTGCTGCAAAGAGTTTCATCAAAATTCTCCAACTGATAGTAATTTACATAAAAAAAGGGAGAATGTCAATCTCCCTTGTGCCACTTATTCTTGTGTCCTTGCCTTTTGCACTAAGTATTCAGCAAATTCTTCCATTTTATCGGGATGAATTGCCACGATACCTGCCTGATCCACCGCAATTTTCATCGATTCGATATGTTCGTGTTCGATTTTTTTGTTCCTGGGCAGAGTCATTGGCAATCTCCTGAATGTATTGACATCCTAACACGGATGCTCCACATTATCTATGAATTTAATCTTTTCTTTGGGATTGTGTCATAGGAGTTAATGGTTCAATAGCCTCCATCTCCCACCAGATTTTCTCAAATTCAGAAGATGACTTGTCTTCATTGTGCCAGAAATCTTCCCAGTCTTTTGAAGTTGCTTTAGTGATCATGTTTCTCACCTTTTTTGATTAGTTTTTTTACCATCTTAACGTAGAGAACTTCCTCTGGAGTGTACCATTCAGGATGTTTCTTTGCACGTTTGATAATTTTTTTACACGCTTTTTTGTCCTCCATATTACATAATGCTAACGTTATGTAATATTTATTAGTATAACTCCTCTTCTGCTTCACCTTTGATAACACAATCACTAGTTGGATATGACACACATAACAAAGCAAATCCTGCTTCAATCTGGTCATCATCCAAGAAAGATTGATCCTCTTGATTGACTGTACCAGATTCAATTAAACCTGCACAAGAAGAACATGCACCAGCACGACAAGAATATGGAAGATCAATCCCTGCTTCATCAGCAGCATCTAGGATGTAAGTATCATCAGAACACTGAAAAACATTTTCACCATCTGAGGTCTTAATAGTAATTGAATAATCCATTAAATTATCTTAATTAACCTCAGTATATATCACTAGTCACATAAAGTCAATCATCTGATACTTCTTTTGTTTTCTTATTAAAACCAAAAGGACCAACACCAGGTGTATCAAAATTACGACGTTTTTGTGCCATACTACAGATAGTTTCCATCACTTTAATAGTGTCTTCTACTGTGCAGTTCTCTGGCATATTACGATTCACGATGTCAAACAACGGAAAAAATTCTTTTGCTGCATCATTTACCTCTGAGGGTGTTAGTGGATCATACTCTTTCATCATTTACCTCCAGTATCATAGCCAAGTTTGTCATCTTGTTCTTTCAATTTACGTTGACGAATTGTTTCATGTAGACGTTTGACTGCCTCTTCAGTTTCAGCAGTCTTTTCATACGACCACTCATCTTTTTGCTTCTTTTTCTTACTCACAGTTTAACTCCTGATGTTGCGTTAATAACTCTAGTATAAAGATGCAAAGTTCCATCTTGTTCACATTTAAGGGTCCATCTTGTCATATGGGTTACACCTTCTTCGGTGGCACCTGTTGACATTTTACGACCTTCCTTTGTCATAGAACTATAAAGTCCATAACGTGTTTTCCAAACATAAAAACAATCATCATGCAATATTGCACCCTCAGGAATTTCAATCTCTGTTTTTGTTTGTTTCTTCTTTTCCATTAAGATTTGTAAGTTGCCTTTCTAATTCATATTTAACAGGTGAAAGATGATTATAAAGATAGTTTTTCCACTCATTGTTCTCAGTTAGTCTAACAATGTTCTCAAGTTGTGTCAAGGCAATCAAGAGTCTTTCTTTTTCACACATTTTTTTGTCCTTGCATTGCTAGTAGTGTTTCCAGTGGAATCCACGCGGGGTTTTCGTTTGCGAACTGCACTTGTACTTCCGTTACTACTTTTTCTAGGTTTCGATTGTACGCTTTTCTTGTGTTTTTGACTGGACTTAAGGGATTTGCCGTCACGATTAGATACCTTATAATGTTTTGGTTTTAGTTTATACCTATCCAGGTATTTTTGCAAGTGTTCTTCACACTCAAAGTGGCACACAGTTTTATCAAACTCTAATCTCCACGGAAATGTTTGATACGGAAACAGAATATTAAATTCTGAGTCAAGAATGCTAGGTCTAATCATTCAATTGCTCTCCATTCCTTTCTCATTTGCATATACGTCTCATCGTAGGCGACTTCATCTCTAACTCGCTTAAAAACATTTGCCGCCATAGCTTTCTCACTCGTCTTCCAATCTGGTTCCTGGGGATATACTTTCCCACTAGGATCGTATTTTTTCCCACTACTGTGATTTGCATACCTACGGGAGCGCGTAAAACCCATCTCAAGGAACTTCCGGGCCATATCCATTCCAATGAAATCCTTCTCCCTTCGATATTTACAATACATTTTGTATATTGTGCTAGAACTTGTGCGAGCAGTATTTTCATCTACAAATCGCCAATGAGCACATATGTCGTTAGTGTAAGGGCGTACCAATAACACTCCTTGTTCGCCCCTTCCAATGCGATAAAGTTTGCGAGT